GCTTGGCGCGGGCGCGTGCGGCTCGAAGGCCACGTAGCAGGTGGTGCAGGTCATGGGTGGTTCTCCCTTTCAGCCCGCTCCTCGCAAGCCCTGTCCCGCCGCTCGTCATGCTCTCGGTCGGCGCGTTCGTATTCCCGTTCCTCACGGCTGTCGCGCTCGGCGTCGGACTCATCCTCGCTGTCGTCGAAGCGCGACATGGTTTGTGTTCGGTCAATCATGGCGTCCATCCCCACTTCTTCTCAGGGAAATGTCGTGTGGCGTAGCACAGGCTCCCTGTCTGTCCGGTTGCAAGGAATGGAGTGTAGCATCCGCAACCGAAAGGTGAGCCTGTGAACGGTCTGCATCGTTTCAGTTCGTTGTCGTGTATCGGGCAGCGATGGCAGGTGCGCATCCTGATGAACCACGTCCTTCTTGCAGCGCCGCCACGATGACAAATCATCTTCCACATCGCCAAGAGCGCGTCCTTCAATGTCAGTGTCCGTGCTTCCATCTTGATTATCCTCAGCCACTGTGCGAACCGCACCGGCTTGAATCCGAAGGCAGTCATAGCCCTTCCATCGACAGTTGTTTCGCCGCCTCGACATCATCCTCCATCTCGACCACGAGCGCCTGCTCGAATGACGCGCTCCAGTAGCGCATTGGGAGAACGACCTGTCTGCCGTGCCCCCGGTCGATGCTGATGCCCTTCTGCTCGACAGCCTTCATCGTGGCGTGGTAGTGCTGGCCGGTGTCGGTGTCCGTGACCCTCAGCCTGTCAGCCCCAAGGCGTTTGGCATCCTCGATGACAGTGACATCGAACGCGATGCCTAAGGGCTTGCGAAGGAAATGAATCCTGCCCGAGACTTGCTTTGAGAACACCGTTCCGTCCACCCGCCCCGCAGTCCTCCCGTCTCTCGTCGTGATGATGTTCATGGTTTGATGTGGTTCAGGCTCCAACTGCCTTTCTTCTTCTGAGCCAAGACGAACTGAAAGAACGGAAAGAGCCGCGCCGCCATCTTGAGCTTGAGGAACGAATCCTCGCGCATGAAGCCGCCCTTGACCTCGTAGGCCGTGAGCAGCCCATCCGACAGCTTCCAAAAATCCGGCGTGTAGCGCATGTCATCGGCCAGCTTCAGCGTAATGGCTTGAACGCCAATCCAGTCCGGTCGCCACGGCTCCAGAATGGTCCGCAGGAACTCGGTTTCGGTCTTGTTCAGCTTTGTCAATTCGGTGCATGACCTCAGCTTCAGGTTCAACTTTGCACTGTCCAATACCTTTGGAGCTAACGCCGTGCCAGCTACCTTGGCGTTGTGCGCCGCCACCATTTGCGCGGTCCAGTTCACGGGCACACCCCCCATTGTCCGATGGGACACAGGAACCCTTTTTCACGCGCCCATTTCGGGTTCAGATGAATCTGCTTGTGCCCTTCGCGAGAAACGGCCAGCCAGAATCGCCGGTCATTGAGAAGCCGACCCGACCGCCCTCTGGTGTGATGAATGTCGGTCGTCCTGCCTCTGGTCACGGGGCAGGTCGGGTGTTGTTTGAGGAACTTGGTTCTCATCTTGTAGTAGGCCCGGATTTCTGTCAGCCGCTTGAGCGACCTCGGGTTAGGGCGCTTTCTGCGAGTCAAACTCGCGAAACGTCTTGCAGATTTCAATGATGACCCAGCGTAGGAGGAACTCCTGCGCCACCCTGATGTGCTTGCACGTCCGCCTGCTTTTCTCTTTGCGGTATTCATAGTCTGGACAATCGCATCTTCCCCGCCCGTGGTGAAACGCCAAATCAACGACGTATTGACCACGGCCCTTCGAGCTTCGCACAAGGAACATCAGCCTCCCGATGGGGGTGACCTTCATGGGGCCATCGGGTCGGGTGGTGTTTCAAACCGCGTGAACTTCGCATTGAAGAACAGCGGGATGGTTCCAAGGCCGCCGTCCCTTTGCTTTGCAATATACAGCGACGCCTGTTCACCCGACGGGTCCGAGGTGCTGAACGAGCGGGTCAACAATCCAACGGTGTCGGCGTCCTGCTCAATCCCTCCGCAGTCCTTGATGTCGGAAAGCCTTGGCGGTCTGCCCTTGTCTTTCTCTGGTTCCCTGTTCAACTGCGCAAGGGTCACGAGCGCCACATTGCTCTCGATGGCTGCCGACCGTAACGCCTCGCTGACACCGCCAACCTCGTAGGTGCGTTTCTCGTTCTTCTCAAATGGCTTGAGCTTCTGAAGGTAATCCACCAGCACCATCCTGACACCCATTGCCGCGTGTCTTCGGATTTGTGCGCAGGCTTTGGCCGCTGTCATGGCCAAGTCCTCGACGATGTAGAGCGGTGCGTTGGCAATGAGCGCGTTGAACAGCACAATGCGTTTCAAGTCGTCCTCGTGCAGCGTGCCGTGCTTGAAGTCCCGTGCCGGTATGCTGGTGTGCATCGCGCACAGCCTTGTGACAAGTGCCGTGGCCGTCATCTCTGCGCTGAGAATCAGCGTGGGTATCCGCTCAACGAGACATGCCTTGTGCACGAGGCAAAGCCCCATCGACGTTTTGCCATGACTCGTTCGCGCAGCAATCACGAACTGCTCGTTCAACAACCCGCCCGTGAGGTAGTCCAGCCGTGGAAACCCCGTTGGTATTCCGGGTAGCGCACCGTTCAGCTTCATCCGTTCCTCGACCCGTTGGATGAAGTCTTGGGCCAGTTGTTTCCCACCCCTGCCGCCCGTCGAGTCGTCCTTGTCGATGTCCGTCAGGGCTTTCCTAAGCCCCTCGATGTCAACCATGCCTTCGCCAAGAGCTTGTTGAGACGCCCTCACGCACACCTCGGCAAGGAACCTTTTCTTCGCAGCTTCTCTAAGCTGCCTAAGGAACTCGGGCCAATGAGAGGGGCTTGAAGCCGCATCCACAACCTCTTGGTAGTAAGCCATTCCACCCATCGCTTGTTTCTCGTCATTGGTCGCGTTGCCCCAAACTGCTGGCATGGAAGGGTTTGAGGCTCTGTTGTAAAGCCGTTGCATTACGAGAAAGACGACCTGATGCCGTGGGTCGTAGAACCACTTCTCAGTCAGTCCGCTCGCCACCACTTCGGCCATCACCTTCTGGTCCGAGAAGATACACGACAGGATGCCCTGCTCAGGGTCTAATCCGTAGCTCATAGGCATTTCACGATTTGAGCCGCCTCCGCCTTCGTCATCCCTGTCCGCTCGAAGAACGCCTCGTCGGATTCCTCAATCACTGGTTTTGAAGGCGTGACGGTTGCAGGTTGTTTATTAATAACAGCTTCGGGGAAAACACCCAACCAGCCGCGCTCAATGGATAGTTCAACGGTCGCGATTACGGTGCTGAGCGGGTGTCTGGACAGCTTTTCCCACATTCGCTGCTCTGAGATAGGTGTAAGGGGCTTCCTTGCCTGCTTCCTGAACATGATGAAGTCGGACCAAACCTTCCTGAAGGTTGGGTTGTCGAGTGATGGAGGCAGGCTGTTCGGTTTCTTGGTGCATGGTCGTTCGCCGTTCAGGGCATAATCATCCAGAAGCAATTCACCATTTGGCTTATTATTATTAGGAGACTGGAGACTGGAGACTGGAGAGCTATCGTGGGCCATTGGCCCGGCTATTGGCCCATTGATGGCCGGAGGATGGCCCCGGCTATCCTTGGCCCATCGCTTCTTGGCCCCCTTGCGGCCTTTTTCCCTCTGGCTTTCGATGAAGTCAGCCCGTTCATGCCGGACGTTTTCGAGCCGTTCATTCCTCCGCTTGCCGTCTGGCCACACCGGGAACTTGGCAAGCACATCCTCAGTCACTTCTCCACCCGCGACGTTCTTCATCTTCTCAAGCGCGGACGGGATGAAGCCATTACCCCATTGGTAGCAAAGCAGGCGGACGTAAGCGCCGGTTTCGGCCTGAGAGAAGGATGCCGTTCCGCCAATGAAGTCGTCAGCGTAGAACTGGAAGGATGGGGCTTTCACATGACACCTGAGAATCCGCAAAGCAATCCTCGGCGGTGGAAAACGGGTAACACCGCCCGCTTGCGCGAGTAGAAGCCCATTGGCACCGAGGACTGCTTTGCGATTTCTGAGGTTGTCATGTCGGTGTTAAGAGACGGCGGTTTTCCAATCGCCGGTTCGCCTTTCGGTGAACGAGTGGACGTTAATGATTCATGGAGTGCGAGTCAACTACGAAGGCAGGACGACGAGTTTGGGAGCGCCTTCCTTGAACTCGATGACGTCAGCCAGTGCGGTGTTCACCATTACCTTCGCCTCGTGCTCGGTGTGACCCCCGGCTTCGGCCAAGGCAGCCTCCAGTTCACCGAGCATCAGCTTGCAACTGGCATCCACCACGGGGTCACCGAACGCCTCGACCGCGAGTCGGATGGCCGCCGGGTTGTTCTTGATGTTCCTGAGTGTTGACCCTTTGCCGCGTTTCATCCCGACGGAGAGCAGGGTGTCGTCACTGAGGGCCAGCAGCCGTTTCTTGACGGCTTCAAAGACCTTCTCGGCGACCTGATGCTTCTCGTAGACCCTGCGAAGGGCTTCGACGGAAACGACATCGGCCATGATGACGGCCTCCTCGACGGCAATGTCGGCGACATCGACGATTGCCCAAGCCATCGCCTCCCTGCAATACGACTTGGCGGGGCAGTAACGGCACCACTTGCCAGCAAACCGTGGAGCCTCCGGGTCTTGCGAGCGTTCGACGGCGTATTCGATTTCCCACCGGGCCTTGGAGAGCGCGTCGGCGTCAAAGTCGGCGACGTCCAGCTTCGACGTGAGCCGATGATGGGCAACAGCAACACGGATATGGGAGAGGTTGAACTCCTCGGCAACGGCCACCGCCTGCACCTTCAACTGCCAGTTGTATTCGGCCTTGGTGACGGCGAGGAACCCGGTCTTGTGGTCGACCACCAGCCCCTTGTTGTCGCTTTGGAACACGACGTCGCATTGGGCGCTGCCGATTGCCTTGCCGGTCTTGGAGTCATGTATCCAGAACCGTCTCTCCCGCGATTCGTGGACGGAACCGACAAGACCTGACGAGTCATACCACTGACTGCGCGCCTCGCTGGTCAGGGCAGTCAGCCGCTTCGCTATTTCGGCGAGTTCCTTGTCGTCGGGTTCGTAACCACCGGCAAGGGCTTCGGCAACCTCGGTTCCCTCCTGTGCCTCCTTGGATGATTCCGAAGGTAGCCCCTCCACGGCTTGATGGGAGCCGGGACAGTTTGCGACGCGCTCGAAACCGGATGCTGATGGGAGTCCGGCCCGGACATCAGGAGGATTTGATGGCATGTTGGAGTGTTCCGAAGTTACCCACCAGCATCGGAAGGCGCGACGGGCAGACCTGAGCGAGGTCCGCCACGGACGCGACACCGGCATCGGCGGGGAAGTATTTTTCCTTGAGACAGAACGCGAGAAGCTTTTCCTCGGTGATGGAGGCCATCTTGCAGAGGGTCGCCAGTTGGTTGAGCAGTTCCTCCGGTGTGCCTGAGGGGAGGGGCTTTCCAGTGGTTGGAGCAGAAGTCTTGGCGGGAACGGGCGGGAACAGGTCGTCCAGCTTTCCTTCCCCCGTGGTGATGGCGGTTCTCATGCCGGTCAGGGTTTCGAGTTGTTCAAGCCCGACGTCCTCGATGCCCTTCACGCCGAGCGCGAGGTAGATTCGTCTCTCGTCCACGCCCATCTTCTTGAAGTAATCGACGGCTTTCGTTCGCCGTTCCTCAAGCGTGGTCGCGTCCCCGACGGCCACCTGCTTGCATTTGTCGTAGATAGTCTGCACGTAGGCACCGGGGATGACGGAGAAGATGGCGTTGCGCAGGGCCACCGCGCACGCCGCGTTCTCGGTCAGGGTTTGCATGTCCTCATTGAACACCCTTCCATCCTTGTCCGTGATGCGCCGCTTCACCTCGCGCACGATTAGCACATGGGTTTGGAGGTCGTGACAAAACGCCTGAGCGACAACGTGCTTGCCGTCGTTGCTCACCGGGCGCGCACCGGCCCTGATGTTCTGCCATGTCGAGGCGATGATTTCAGCGAGGCGCACGGACTTGCCTTCGATGATTTTCCCCCCTCTTGGGATTTTGTAGAAGCAATCCGCAGCCATCTCCTTGGTCATGGTCGCAAGCTCAAGGGCGGATTGACGGCAAGCGTGCAGATTCCTTGGGAACTTCTTCGCCGTGGCAACGAGCACCTCAATCTGAGCGCGCTCAATCGCCTCGACGTGGCTCAGCGCCATTGGTTCAACAACCACCTCCGCTTGCACGGCGGGTGGTTCATCGGGTTTCTTCTTCATGGTTTGTCTGGTTTGTCCTTCGGTTCTTCAACGGCCTCGTCGACGAGCGACACGAGCCACTCCTCGAACGACATCAGCGACATGGCGGCCTTCGCCTTCGCCTTCGCGTGGGTCATCATGGGGAGGCGTATCTTCACCCACTTCGTTTTTCCCTTGCCCATGTCCAAAAGTGTAACTACAGTTCGGTCGGTGTCAATGGTGTATTCGGTTACAACCAAACACCGTTCGTCTCCTATTGAGCAGCGGCGGTGCCAATGAACTTGCGCGATGGTGGAACTATTGCAAAGTGTCTGAGATGGCGAAGCTGAAGTCATTACGAACAGGGCCGACCGACGCCGAGAAGCGGAAAGCGGAGCGAATGGTCGTCGAGGAGGGGGCGCGGTCCAGCGGCGACTTCAAGACGGCGCTGGTGAATCCAGACCTGAAGCTGAGCGCGGATGAGGGGGCGCTGGCGGTCGCCTACCATGCGTTCCACCAGAAGCATTACGTCCAGATGCACGACCTCATCTGCGGTGTTGTCGGGTTGCAGGTGGTGAAGCTGAAGAAGTTTTGCGACAAGCAACTTGAGATGATTGAGAAGTTCGAGAAATCGGGGAAACCGGACGAGGTGAAGGCGGTGTTGATTGCGGAGGCGAACGACGCCTTCATTCGCGGCACCGAACTCCTGCGCAGGTTCGGTTCCGACGTGAGCAAGAACACGCTAATGAAGGCAGCCCTGCTCCAAAGGCAGAGTGAGATACTGAAGATGAACGGGCGCAGGCAGAAGCCGGGGTTCGGTCGGTGCGACGCCCCCGTCATCGATGCCACGACAAACAAGGCGGTGGAGACTGTTCCGAACGGAGTGAACGGAGTGAATCACGACGCCGCGCATGTCGAGGAGACGTTGGGCGCTGAAATCGGCATCATCGACGCAGCCGTTCAAACCGAGGCGAAGAAGGAGTTGGGGGTATGAGTGCGAGTGGCTGGAAGCCATCGTTGAACCCGACGCAGCAGGCCATCTTCGATTCCACCTGCAAGTTCATCCTGAGCTACGGTGAGCGCGCGTCGGGCAAGACCATCGGGGCGTTGCACAAGATGGTGCGGCACGCCTACGAGAACGAGAACGCGCTGTGCATCATCATCACCGGCGTCAAGCGTCAGGCCGAGGAAGGAGGCGCATGGGACAAGCTCATCCGTAAAATCCTTCCTGATTGGGCGATAGGACTTGGCTTCGACCAAGCGAATCCTGAGAACCAGTTCTTCAGCGACCCGAAAACCAACATCGCGAAGGACACGTTCCTTTGGGTGCGCAACTGGAAGAACGGCTGGAGCCGCATCGTTCTTCTGTCGATGCCTGTCGAGGGGTTTGTCAGTGACCGCGTGAAAGGCATGGAGCCGTCGTTCGTGATGGTGGACGAGGCGCAGACCCTTGAGTCCGACACCTACTTCACGTCCATTGTGCAGCAGATTGGGCGTCGGGAGGGAATCAAGCTCCAGCAAATCATCTACTGCTGCAACCCGGAGGGGAAACGGCACTGGCTCTACAAGCGGTTTTGGGAACGCAGCATTGGCGAGGATGGGAAACCGAAGCCGGAATACGCGCGGTTCCACGTCCCCATCGCGGAGAACCGGCACAACATTCCAGACGATTATTGGAACTCCGTGGTAGAGGCGGTGCGCGGCGACCCTGTCGAGGAGGCGCGGATGGTTCGTGGCGAGTGGGTGGACCGCCCGTCGGGAACGGCAATCTTCAAGGCGTGGTTCATCCCTGAAATCCATGTGAAGGGCGACTCGGCGAAGAACACCGGCCTTTCGGTGATACCGACCAGCCCGGTCATCATTGGTTACGACCCCGGCCCCGTGAACTTTTCGGTCAGCTTCATGCAGATGGTTCCGACCACTGAACGCTCGTTGTGGACGGTGTTCGACGAGGTGAACCTTGTCGGGGAATACATGCCCTACTTCGCCGTGGTGCCGATGATACTCGAACGGATGAAGTATTGGAACGAGCGGTCTGGCGGAAAGCTCAAGTTCGTGCACATCTCGGACGAGGCCGCGTTCAGCCATCAGCGGTCGGACGGGAGCTTCGACGCCCGTGAAATCGAGGAGTTGTCGAAGGGCAGCATACGGCTGATGCCGTGTCCGAAGGGGAAGAACTCAAGGGCCGACCGGGTGAGGCTGATGATTTCACTGTTGCAGCAGGAGTGCTTGGTCGTCTCCGCGCTGTGCGACGGGCACATCGAGATGTTCATGCACCTCGAATCGGAGAGGTCGAAGTCCGACTACGACCCGATGGCCGGGTTCAAGCCCGCGCGCTCGCCGCACATCCACCCGTTCGACTCATGCAGCTATCCGCCGTTTCTCTACAGCGTGCATCCGTCAAGAATCGCGACACGGGCGTCCATGAGCGGCGACAGCTACAAGCCGGAGGTCTACCTGTGCGGAGCCGGATGGATGACACCGAAAGCGTTTGCAACTCCGCGCTTCGCGACCTAAAGATAACCCATGCACGACAAAGCAAACATCATCCACATCAGTTTCGACGGTGCGCCCGAGTTGTTCGAGGCGTTCCAATCCTACAAGGTGGGCGGTCGTTGTTCCGCTAAGGTGGCGTTCCTCGTCACCTCCATCGACAGCAATGGAATCTCCGGTTCCATCGAGGAGGCTGGCCCGCTGCACAATGGCGAACACACGCCTCCCCCGTCGGATGATGTGGGCGCGGTCAAGCTCGAAGGCGGCGACGAAAAGGAGGAGAAGTCGCCAGCGATGATTGTGGTCGGCGGGGCGACCTACTGACGATGAACCCAGCAGAAACCACCGCCGGGGCCGCAGCCGAGGACATCGAGTCGCTGAAGTCGGTCTGGAACGACACGGGGCGTTCGGTAAGGCAGTTGCTCCTCTACGACCATTGGGTGAAGATGGGCGTGCTCAACGGCTGGACGAAGGAGCACGTCGCTGAACTGGCGTTGCGGTGCGAATGCACGCCAGCCGAGTTGCTGTTCGGTGTGGCGGCGGTTCCGGTGGAGAAGGAAGCGTGGACGCAGTCCGGTTTTCTGAAGGGTTCCGTCGCGCTGCACCTGCACCTGTTCTCGCAGTTCCTGTTGAGGCGCACCATGTCGAAGAAGCCGATTGTCCCTTACAACCTCATCATCCAGACGCGCAAAGGCGCGACCATCACATGATTTGTTTCGACGCCATGCGCAGAATGGGCACGACCGACAATCGGTTGGCCGAAGTGTTCACCGCCGTCGCCCCGACCGAGGCCGAGAAGTCGAAGATGACGAAGGAGCAGGTGGAACAGAGGCAGCAGGACGTAAAAACACGGCAGCATTTCGAGGAGAAGATTCGTTCGCGCCTCAACGAGCACATGGCGTTCAGCCTGAAGAACCATCACATCTGGACCGCCGTGGACCTCGCTTGGGATTCACCGCCTGTGAACCGGACGAAGATACCGTTGCTGCTCTATGCACAGGGCAAGCTTCAGTTCGAGCAGGCGGTGACCGACTTGGCGAACATCTCGAACGCGGACAAATACATCAGGAAAGACGGGACCGGCAAGGTGACGGGCATCGAGCTTCCGACCTTCGTTGAAACCGAGGTGAACCTCATCCGCAGCATGGTGACGAGAAGGCTCTCGGCGCAGAGCAACAAATACACGAACCTCTGGCCCTACTTCAAATACGAGCCACGGGGAACCTCCGAGGTCGACCTGCTTCGCTCCGATGCACTGTCGCAACGCGCCGACATCATGGTCGACCAGTTTGGCCTGCGTGCGCATGAGGTGCAGGTCATCAGGGACGTTCTTCTCTACGGTCACTGTCTCGATTTCGTGCGGTCAAGCTGGGAGAAGCTGGAGTCCATCCACGTCGACGAGAACGGCAATCTTGCCTCGTCCATCGAGAAGGAGGGCATTTGCTTCGTGAACCCGCATCCGTCGCGTGTCTTTTGGGACAACGCCTATCCCATTTCCACGCTGAACACGGACACTGGGTCGAGCTACGTCGGGTTTTGGGACGTGGCTCGGTTCGGCGACATCAGGAACAACCCGCTCTACTTCAACAAGGACGTGATTGGTTACGGGATGACGTTGTGGGGCCAGTATTCGGCCTACCGCCCCTACTTCACGAACTACTATTCGGCTTTGAAGCCGCCGCCCTCGAAGACGGAGATTGACGAACCGGCGATGAACGACCGCGTGAACAACGTGGGGTTCTACGGCAGCCTCATGGACGACACGTCAGTCTTCAAGACCGAATACTTCGAGAAAATCATCCCGAAAAACTACGGCATCGGCGACTACCCGCATCCTGTCTGGATGCGGTGCACGTTCGCGTCGGAGAACGCGGTCATCTTCGCCGAGTTCATGCCGTCCTCCCCGTGCTGTTTCTACGCCTACAACGAGAACGAGAACCGGCAGGTGAACATCTCGTTCGCGCACCAGTTGATGCCGTATCAGGACCAGATGACGAACCTCGTGACACAGATGCTGAAGACCGCCGAGGCCGACCTGATGAAGGTTGTCACCATCGACATCGACGTCATCCCTGACAAGCAGCAGCGCGAGAAGATTCAGTCGCAGTTGAAGGGCAAAAGCTGGTCGGCTGAACCCATCATCGTCGAGTTGTCAGGGTCACGGGCGAAGGACAACGGCATCGACATTTCCAAGGCGGTCGTGCTGCACGAGACACGCGCGGCGCAATCCATCACGGCAAGCGTTCAAGCAATGGCGCAGCTAATCTCCTTGGTGGAGCGCATGGAGGCGATGTCACCGAACGAGCAGGGTCAACCCGCGCCTCGGGAAATCAGCGCGACCGAGGCGAACCAGATTGCGCAGACGACGACCTCGGTTTTCTCGTTCATCTCGGACGGCATTGACGCGGGCAGGGAGGCGAAGAAGCGCATCATCTACGAATCGCTCGTGGCGTGCGGCTCGGAGCTTCGTGTCCCTGTGATTGCGCGGTATCCAGAGTCGGTCATCAAGAAGGCCGGGTTCACCGTGGCAGTTGACGAGAACGAAACCTTCTCAGACCCGCTCAGGAAGAAGCGCACCATCATCGGGCTTCCGAGCGCGCTGGTGCATTCGGTCTACTTCTCGTCGAAGGACGGCTCCGAGCGCGGTTCCAACCAGCAGGGGGCCACCGTGCTCACGCAGCTTATGCAGTTCCTGTCGGCGATGCCCGGTGTCATCGAGGCAATGGGCAAGGAGCAGCTATACGCCGTCATCAATGAAATCCTCCGGTCCTCTGGCGCTGCCGTTGACGTGAAGCTCGAACTCGCCCCCGGCGAGAACACGAAGTTCGGCCCTGACGAGAACGAGAAGATGCAGATGTTTATGCAGCAGGTTTCCGAGGCGTTGGCGAAGGAGACGGAAGACACGGCGCAGATGCAGCAGGTCTTGATGCAGATGCAGAAGCGCATCGAGCAGCTTGCGCAGGCACCGAAACCGCCGACCGTCGCCTATGGTTCAGCCCCGCCCGACGTCCAGCGCCAGATTGAGCAGGCGAATGGACTGACGCCATCGGAAATGCCTCCTGACATCAAGCCCGTAGAAGCAGCAGCGTAAGGCCACAACCAGAAGACTAAGATTATGGAAAAGACTTCAGACCTTAAATTCGGAGAAGCAATCGAGGCGTTGAAACGCGGGCGGCGAGTGACCCGCCCCGGCTGGAATGGGCGCGGAATGTATCTGTGGCTTCTCCCAGCCGCAAAGGTAAAGGCTGAATGGTGTCGCGAGCCTCATCTTAAAGCCTTGGCCGAAGCGAACGGCGGCGAGGTTGAAGCCCTTGGCAGCATCCGAATGATGACCGCCGACAAGAAAGTCCTCACAGGATGGCTGGCAAGCCAGACAGATATGCTGGCCGAGGACTGGCAAATCATCAGCGAATAAGCACCCTCAAGAACCAACACCACACACCACACCATGCCCGACCCAATCGACCCATTCGTTTCAAAGCTCGCCGAGAAAGTAGGACTCGTCATCGGCGACCCGTCGTCACGTCCGAAGGTCACACCGGCACCCGAGGATGGCGTCGCGAACCAACTTGCAGTCCCACTCGCAGACCAGATGGCGAGACAGGCTGAAATCGAGGAGGCGCGAAAGAAGAACGAGTCTGCCCCACCTCCTGCTCCGGCTGCACCAGCACCCACACCCGCTGTTCCTCAAGCACAGAAAGCGGTGAAGCTCGCGCCTGCAACACCGCAGTTGTCCATCAAGCAGGCACCGGCCCCTGCCCCGACACCATCACCTTCGCCTGCGGCCACGCCGCCCCCAAACGACCCGAATGAGGGGTTGACGGAAAGCCAGCTTGAGGAACTCAGCCTCGCAAGGTTCGCCGAGACGCACAACCCGGCGAAGTATCCCGGTCACGAGGCGAAGATGCGCGACTACTTCAAGAAACTGAACACGTTCGTCTCCGAGCATCCGCACCTGACACCGGAAGACGCCGACTTCGAGGAGTTTGTGAACACAAACCGACCGAAGTATCAGGAGGGCGACCGTCGCAAGCTTGAACGAGCGCAACTCATCGACGAGGCGAAGCAGCAGGCCGCCAATGACATGCGGGCGACGATGGAGAAGCAGCAGGCTGAACTGCGTGCCGTCAGGACACAGGCATCAAGGGACGCTCAAATCAGCGGGTTCATGGGCAACGTCGGCGCTCAGCAGAACGGCTTCATCCCGAAAGCCCTTGTTGATGCGGTGCAATCTGGAGGGTTCACGCAGGAACTGCTCGACAAGTATCCCGTCGAGGCACCCATTCTGTTTGCGGCGCATCAGGCGGCAACGAACTACGTGAACCTCGTGAACGGCGTGGCCGAGTTCGACGCGCGGAACAGCGACCATGTATGGCTTTTTCAGTTCCTGAAGGAACAGGAGCGTTTGTTCATGCGCGATGGCGGGGCCAGCAAGGTTGTGAACGGAAGGACATTCGCGACACGCGAGGCGATTGCCTCGATGACCGAACAGGAACGCGCGGCGCACTGGACGTTCAGCGACGCACAGGTGCTCGCCATGATTCAAGTGAACGCCCAAAAAGAGGCCGAACACAAGATTCGGACGCTCGAAAAGGGCGGCTATGTGCGGGCGCAAGGCCACCAACCCGCTCCTGCTTCACCGAATCCGCCGAAAGGGACATCCCCGCACGCAGGCATTCAGCCAGCGCCGGGGCCGACAGCTTCTGGCCAGCCAGACGGGGAAATCCAACAATTCTTCAAACGCCTGTATCCGGGTGCTGAGAAGTTCGCCACAGGCTGATTCGATATAAGTCGGTCTTCGGGAAAAAATCTTCAACAATCTGCGCGGTGAAGGTGGTCTGGTTCGTAAGGTGCCGGTAATCTTGGCTCCAACGACAACCCATACTCAACATGGCCTTCCCCAACAACTGCAATCCGCGCGTCGTCAACATCCCGTCATCGGCTGGCTGTTCGCTAACGCGGGCGAACATCATCGGCATGACACCTCAGGCGTTCGAGGACCAAGGCAACAAGGAGGTGGGCATGGACAAGCTCATCACCAACGCGCAGGAGGCGAAGGCGGCGGGTTACATCGAGAACACGCTTGAGATGCTGCTGTTCAGCCGCCTCGCCCCGGTGAAGAACGCGGTGAGCAAGGTGCGGATTCCACCGAATGATTCGGTCATCCTGCCCTACATCTACCGTCGGCAGAAGCGGAACATCAACAGCAACTACTTCGTGCTGACGGACGCGGCGCAGCAATCGGCGGTCGGCGGTCAGGCGTATCGCCTCACGCTGACGATTGGCAACCACGGCGGAACGCTCGCGACGGCGCTGCCGAACGTCCAGAACTACTTCCTCGTCGGCAAGGTGTTGCAGGTCGAATGGGTGGACACCACGACGAACGTGGCCTACGCCGCGCAGTTCACCATCATCAGTTCGGTCGTGAACCCCGGCGACCCGACCAAGGCTGATGTGGTTGGCGAGCCGAACTACTCCTCGGGCGGATGGGGGGCGCTCGGCGCCGCTGGCCGCAAGCCGTGGCAGGGACTCCTCACGCAGAAGGCGGGCACGGTCATCAACCTGACGAACAGCATCAGCGATTACGAGGCGTGGTGCTTCAACGAGGTGGCCGAGAACACGAACAAGCTGCTGACGTTCTGGCTCCAGACCTCGCGCTACACGCACGAATACTCCGACGAATACCTGAAGGCGCTCAACGCGGCGCTCACCTCGGGTTACTTCAAGGAGTTCGCGCAACTGCCTCTGGCCGAGCAGAAGCGCATCAAATACGCGAAGTTCATGCGCGACTGGGTGAACTCGGTGTTCTACGGGCAGCGCATTAACGAGAACCAGACGGTCGAAACCTACACGTCGCTCCCGACGGTGATTGACCCGAACGCGGGCGGTTGCACGCTCGAATACAAGGCCCGCGCGCTTGGTTTCAAGACCATGTTGCAGGACTGCGGGCGGTATCTGGACCACCAAGGCAACCCGCTCAGCGTGGACAACCTCGCTGCGGTCGCCTACCTGATGAAGCGGGCGCGTGAGGCGGACGGCGGCACGGTCGACACCATCGACTTTATGACCGACCGCGACACGGCGGGCAAAATCCTCCAGTTGTTCACCAGCTTCTACAAGGCGAAGTATGGGGTGGACACGGTTCGCTACTACAGCGAGCAGGGCGCGCTCAAGTTCGGCGACCAAGTGGCGATGCCCTACAACCTCTACCAGTTGCCGCCGGACCTCGGCGGGTTCAACCTCGCCATCTTCCATCACCCCTACTTCGACGACAAGCTGTCGGCGTTCCAATCGGGACAGGCGAACCGTGGGCGCACGATGTGGGGCATCGACTGGACGGACGTGCTGCTCGGCATCGCCGGGACATCCTCGGCGCAGAGGCAGACGAACATCTACGACAACCTCTACAACTGTGTCATCAAGCCGAACATCCACCACTACGAGTTGCAATCGCAGACATGGACGGCCATCATCGAAGACCCGAACCGCCACTTCATCATCGACAACTTCAGTTCGGCGTGCCCGAGCCTGACGGTGCCGGGATGCACGGTGTAACCCACGGGCTGACGACACAACAACCAGAACACCATGAAAATCCTCAAAACACTGCCGTTCACGCTCAGTGCTGTCGGTGCCGAAACGAACGCGGGTGTCACCGAAGTCGACCTGTCCTCGGTGACATACCCGGAGGAGTTCATCCTGACGGCGAAGGCGGCTGGCAACGCGACCTCGGTTGGTGCGGCGCGAACCGTGACCGGCGTGTGGTGGTTCAGCGACGAGCCAGTGGCGGTTGGCGATGTTGCCACGCGCTTGGCAGACCGTGCGGCGAACTCCGGTGCGAAAGCACTGACGGACGCGGCGAACGCGGTGGATTTCTTCAAGCTCAGCGGCACGCTCAGGAAGGAAGCCCGCTACCTCTACGTGGCCTACTCGAAGACGGCTCAGGACGCTGGCTCGTCCGTGGCGCTCTCCGTGAATCTCGTGCGCCTGCCGAGCACCGCTCGGGTGCTGTAAGGTTTTCAGTGGGGTGAAGTGTGTGGCGAGGGGCCGGGTGCAGCTTGCGCCCGCCCCTTGTTTGTTGTAAGAGGCAGTCATGCGATACTTCTGCGCGCACAACATCTCGCGTTACATCGCGGGAGTCCTGTTCGAGCCTGCGGGTGCCATTGGCGGCACATTGACAGGCATCTACGCCACGGACGACCCTGTCCTTGGAGCAACCCTCGGAGAATTGGCGAAGAACCCGGCATCGGCTGTGTGGGAGATTGAGGAGGAGGAATACGCAAAAAAAAAGCCGAGGGCGCAAGGCACGGCAAGCTTTCCACCGTCACCGCCCCAATCAATAACGGGAACGGGTGCCCAAGTTGTGGAAGGGGGCCAGTCCCCGCCGCCAGTTGAGCAGGCTCCCGTGCTGAGCGTGGCCGACGCCACGAAGGTCGAGCCGGTCAAGACGGGTCGTGGGAGGAAGAAGTCAACCTAACTGACGACGTGCGATGCCCTACAAGTGGGAACAATTCAGGGCCGAGGTTGGTGCGTTGCTCACCGTGGATTCAAACCGGCTGGGTGGCGGTGATTTCGTTTCGCTCATGGTCAGGCAGGGGTGCATCAACCTCCAGTCGCACATCCAGAAATACCGCCTCAGCAACGAGAGCCTTTTGCTGCCCGGTGATTTCATTCAAGAAGGGAAGGCCGCCCGCGCCGTGCTTCCCGAGGACGCGGTACTGACGGGCATCAGTCTTATCAAGCTGAACGACGACGGTTCCTTCAACCGCTACGACTGCGTCAAGCACGACTGGAAGCTGAGGCACGAGTTGACGTTCGGTTACACGCCGTTGAACGACGGCAACCCGCGTTATGCCATCGACCCGGAGGGATACACGTTCTACATCTACCCGGCCTTGGAGGACGGCATGATGCTGGCCTTGAATTGGAACGGCATCAAGGTGGACTACCGTGACGACGAGGAGGTTCCGTTTGACGAGGGCGCGGTGATGGCGGTGGCTGAGTTTGTGAAGGCGAAGTGCGCCCGCGAGTTTCAGAACGACGTGAACATGCACAACTCCTACTGGACGACCTTCCTGATTCAACGCCGTGAACTGCTGCTGAACGCGCAACAAGCCGCACAAGTATGAGCACCCCAACGTGGCCACCCTCGCCGATTCCGCCTTACACGCGGCCCATCCAGTCGCCCTTGACCGAAACCATCTCGGGCGACGGCACCATCAACCTGAACGTCGACACCACCTACCTCGACAAGACGGCTGGAGGGCCATACACCGTTGTCCTTCCGAACGGGAACCACAGGCGGCAAATCAAGCGCATCTACGTGCCGGGCGGTTCACAGCCGACGACGGCCACGTTCAACGTGACCGGCCTGTTTGTCGGGTTCACTTCACTCCAGTTCACCACCATCGCGACGTCTGCTGTCCTTGAATGGGACGGCGCAAAGTGGCAGTCCATCGGGGGTAACGCCGACACCATTCCTTAACATGAACACACGAACCTCGCTCATCGCAACGCTGTTCGCGGTCATCCTGATTCCGTTTGTGGTTGCCCAGACCCTGCGCGGGCCGGTGACCACCACGACCACGACGCGCAACCTGCTGACGAACAATTCGGTTTCTGAACTGCGCACGTTCTTGGGGGTGGGTGGAACCAATCAGGCGTTCTATGGCATCTCGAACGTCGGCCAGTTTGTGACCTACAACCCAGAGGCGCATCCTTCATCCATCTCCATCGGGCTGTCAAGCAAAGCGGCAAAGTCGAACGCTGTGGCGATTGGATACAACACCCACGCCACGAACTTCATCGAAAGCTTCCTTTATCAAGTAGGGCTGACAGCGGTGGGAAGCCAATCGAGGGCCGGTGGTCCCGGCAACACGGTGGTAGGCTATGGTTCATTCACCTACACGAATCAATACGCAACGGCGGTCGGCATTGGGTCTGTGGCGATGGGAAACTTCAGTGCGGCGTTCGGTGCGAGTGCGGCGGCTGGGCTTAACAACTCGCCGATGATTTCCAACGCGACCGCTATCGGCATCGCTGCATGGTCAACGAACACCGACAGCACGGCAGTCGGCTACTACGCACGGACGACAGGGACGAACCAAGTTATGCTCGGAGGTCAGCCGGGTGGCACAGGCAGTTACGCCGACGTCATCATTCCCGGTCGGGCCATTCTTTCGCAGGCAGGCAGCGGACTAATGGTGAAGGAGGGTGCCAACGCGACCTCGGGCGCTGCGGTGCTTGTCGCTGGAACCGTCACCGTAAACACCACGAAGGTCACGGCGACATCAAGGATTCATCTCACCTCCAACGTGGATGGCGGGACGCCCGGATGGGTGCGCGTCTCGGGGCGCGTGGCCGGAACCAGCTTTACGATTACATCCAGCGACGCGCTGGACACGTCAACGATTGCATGGTTCATCATTGAACCTGCGCCTTAAATGTGGGCACCCGAAGCAAAGCCATCGAGGTTCACCCGAGGAATGGTGGCAAGCTCCTGACGAGCGCGTCGTCGGAGTTGGGAGGTCTTGCGAACTATACGGTCAAGCGCGACTGGCGCAGATACCTCGACCGTGAGATGCGCTCCGAGGGCACCGACCAGTTCAATCCTCGCGGTCTTGCCGTCCCCGGAACCCAATCAGCCCCGCCAGTAAACGGGAAGGCCATCATCGCCATCGCCATGATGAAGCGCGCGGACGGGCGTTCCGCAGTCATCGTGGGGAGCGAGGACAAGCTGTTCCGATTCTCGTTTTACGACAGCCCCTATTACACGCCTGACACCTACTTCGATGTCGGCTACATCGCCGCAGCGGGCGCGGATTGGACGGAGATAGGCTCCGGCTTCTCGACATTGGGCAGACGATGGGAGGTCGTGGATGTCAACGGGACGCTGGTGTTGAACAACGGCTACGACCTGCCCGTGGCCTATCGCATCGACGACGGCTACGTGAAGCCGCTCTACCAGTTGCGTGACAGCGGAATCGCCTACGTCCGTGGCATCTCGACCATCAACGGCGTCTTGCTCTGCTCGAATGTGGCTCAGGTGAAGCCAGCGAACCTGCCCACGTTGCTCGCGCTCAAGGGCATCACGGGAATCACGCGGGCTGGGAACGTGGCGACGGTGACGACTCCAGCGGCCCACGGGCTGGCCACAGGCGACAGGCTGACGGTGAGCGGGGCCGACCAGTTGGCCTACAACGTCACCCGACCGATTACGGTGACATCGTCAACGACGTTCACCTACGCGGTCTACAACAACCCTGCGACCCCGGCAACAGGGGCGCTCCTCCAGTATTCGGACGCCTACCGTCCCTACGTCGACTTGAAGAACCTCGACATCATTTCGTATCGCATGGTGTGGAGCGGGGTGAACGACCCCGAGGACTTCGCGCCATCGGTCAACGGCAACACGGTTGCAGGGACGCACGACCTGACACTGGCCTACCCTGCGAAGTGGATAAAGGCCGGGGACACCATCGTCATTGCGGGCGCAGGATTGAATGGTGGCAACTTGGTCACCTTGGTCGACCTTGTTTACGGCAACGGGACGAAGGTGCTCATCAGGGCGTTTGCGAACAACACCGTGACCGCCCAGCCGGTGAGACTCATCGGAGCATCAGGGTCGGTGTCAGGGTTCGCAGACCTCGGAGACGACGGTTATCCCATCAACAAGTCGCTTCCGATTCGGAACGTGCTCGTGGTTTACAAGGAGAGGAGCATCCTGCTTGGGCAGTTCACGGGTTCGGTCGATGCGCCGTTCCTGTTCGAGCAGGTTTACCAAGGGGAATACACGCCGCAGTATGCGAACGCGGTGATTCTTGTCGATGGCATCTACCACGTTTATCCGGGCGAGCGGGCGTTCTTCAGGTTCGACCTCGTGAACCGGCAACCAAGGGAACTCGACATCGGCACTGAAAGCGAACGGTTGTTCTACAAGAACATCAAGCCATCGACGGAGAAGCTGTTGTTCGCAGCCGACAACGCCGTGACGCGCGAAATCTTCCTCGCGTTCAAGTCGTCCTCCATCGACCGCGCCATTCGTTACGATTACAGGTTCGGAACCACCTCGACCACCTCGCAGGGAATGACCGCTGCCGCGATGGTGGAGCGGCCTTCTGCAACCTTGGTTCCCGAGAACCCGGAGGAATGGTTCCTGATGGGGACGGAGGACGGGAGGGTTCTTCGGTATGGATTGTCTGCGGCTGAGGAACTGCCGGTGGTCGTCTCCCAATCAGGAACGAACGTGAGCAGCATTGCGGCGGTGTTCCTTCAGGAGCATGTCGGGCGAAGCATCCTGTGGCCGGACGGAACGGTTGCGAAGATAACCGGGTTCACGTCGGCGAACGTGGTCGTCGTTGACACGAACGAGACAAGGGCGTCATCGTCCGCAGTCATAATCCCTTCGGTGTGGAGCAGGGACGGGCAGGATTACGATTCGACGCTTCAATCATGCCTCGAAGGATTCGGGAACGCCTTCGACGAGAAGAAGCTGGAACGCTACGTGGTCCTTCTTTCAAGCAGGCCGCAGAAACCGACCGTAACGGTGGACCTGCTTGGCAGCGTGAACCCCACCGACACGCCGACGGTGCTTGGGACCAGAACATGGACGAACCCGCAGACATCGAACATGGTCGCCACCAGTTTTCTGAGGAATTATCTGGCTGATAGAATCAGGGTTTCGGGGAAGAACAACCCGTGCGAAATCACGGGCAGAATCTTTTCGGTCATCGGATACGATGACGACAGCCTCAGCCGAACATGATTGAAAAGCCCGTCAAGACCACGCCGATTGTCGCCGAGGAATGGCCCGAGCTTCCGAGCGACCTGCTTGTCGGGTTCGCGTTCAAGGAAGGGCAGCAGGCGAAGCTGGCCGCGTGGTGGTTCGACGTGCAGCAACAGTTGAACAACAGGTTCAAGGAACTCGACGAGCGCATCAAGAAGCTTGAGAACCCGTGATTGACCTGCAACCGAATCGAATGTAAACAACGCCATGCCGCTTACGGTTCCACCGCTGACCTACCGACTGGTAAAAGGTTCGCCGCTCACCTTTGACGAGGGCGACGCCAACCTTGGCATCCTCAGGGACTTCTGCAACGCGCTGGCGGCGGTGCTGGATACGTCGTTGAACCCGGATGGAACACTGAAGCCGGGGGCCATCACCGACCGTTCGGTGACGCAACCGAAACTCGCGTTCGGGTTCAACATGGTCGGGCCGGATGTCGGCGGCTCTGCCAACAACTACGCTCTCGACGTGCAGCCCTACCCTGCCGCGTATGCGATGGGGATGGTGTTCTATTTCATTGCGGCGAACGACAACACCGGGGCGAGCACGTTCAAGCTGAAGAAGTCGGCTGCGGTGGGTGATTTCCTTGCAGCGAAAAGCATCGTCAAGCTGAACAACGCGCCGCTCGACCCCGGCGACATCAAGGCGAACCAAGCGTGCTGCGTCATCTACGATTCGGTCCTCGACAAGTTCAAGCTGCTCGCTGCCGTGAACTTGGTCGGCGTGCAAGCCAACATCCCGAGCTTCAGGGTGTTCAACGGCGGGTTCGAGTATTCGGCAGGCGGCATTCCTGACCGTTGGACAAGGACGACCCTAGCCGGTGGTGGCACGGGGGCGACTGACACCGCGCAATCGGCTGAGGGTGCGCAAAGCTGGAAGTGCGTCTCGCTCGGCGGTGCAGGTGTGGGTGGATGCGAGCTTCAGTGCAACGATTTCCTGCCATGCGACGCCTTGGAAGTCATCCTGCTTTCGTGGTGGATGCGGATTTCGACGGCGACGATGCACAACAGGGTTGAACTGCTCTGGTTCGACAAGGACAAGGTCGCATCCGGGACAAAGACCATCTTCGATGTCAACGCGGGCAACATCACGAACACTTGGACACCGTATCAGGCAGGGGCGAGGGCACCTGCGACGGCGAAGTTCTTCAAAATCAAGATAACGGGCGGCGTGTTGAACGGCGCTGAGGGCACGGCTTACTTCGATGATATTCGGGTGGTTCCAACACATGTCATGCGGCGCAGGGTCGAGTTCAACACGGCGGCGACGCACACTTGGAAATGCCCTGCTGGTGCTGCGATGGCCCGTGTCGTCTTGATTGGAGGAGGAGGAGGAGGCGGTGGCGGGAGCGGTGCAGAAAACCCGAACGGCGGCGCGGGCGGTGGTGGCGGTGGTGAGATGTCAGACTCTTACGTCCCTGTCACTGTGGGAACGACCTATACGATTGTCGTGGGGGCGGGTGGTGCTGTCAGTAGCGGAGGCGCTGACGGCAATCCCGGCGCTGATTCAACATTTGATGCCGGTGGTGCGCTCGAACGCAGGGCGAAAGGTGGTGGCGGGGGCCGTAGAGGTGTGGTCGGTGGAGTAGGTGCCGGAGGCACGGGCGGGAC